ATGTGTACAAAGAAGGCAGTAGTCAGCCTGACAAAGACAGTGGCTATGATCATATGATGGACGCACTTGGTTATATGATAGACTTTTTGTTCCCTGTGCGTCGCGATGTAGACCCAAGCCTGATCCAGCCACAACGCTGGGGACACAGAATTAATTAAGGATACCAAACATGAATGTCGTAGAAACTCTATCGCACGAAATTGCACTGATTGTCAGTGGCAATAAAATATATGAAAGTTATCAAGCACAATGGCGTTATCTGCTTGAAAGTTACCTAGGTGGCGATGAATATCGTTCAGCCCAACATCTTACACGCTATCAATTAGAAACAGACGGAGAGTATCAAGCACGTCTAAGAACAACTCCACTTCAAAATCATTGCCAAAGCGTGATATCAGTTTATCAATCATTTTTATTCCGTGAGCATCCCAAGCGTGACTTTAGCAACAACACAGAAAGTTTTGAATTAGACATGTTCTTGCGTGATGCTGATCATGATGGACGCAGTCTTGATTCATTTATGAAAGATGTGGCCATGTGGGGTAGTGTGTTTGGACATGCTTGGATAATCGTAGCCAAAGCAAATGTAGGTGCAGTTACTCGCGCAGATGAACAAGCACAAGGCATTAGACCTTATGTAAATTTATTGACGCCATTAACGGTATTAGACTGGCAGTGGAGTCGTCAACCCAGCGGCAAATATGAATTAACTTACTTCAAATACTTAGAAGATGTCAACGGTGACATTCGTACTGTAAAAGAATGGACCAAAGAAACTGTACGCACCATTACAGTTAACATTAAAGATTCAGTGATCAACGAAGACATCATTGAAGTAAATGGTCTAGGCAAGATTCCTGCTGTGTGTGCTTACAATGGCCGCAGTACAGTTAGAGGCATTGGCGTCAGTGATATCAGTGACATTGCTGATGCACAGCGTTTTATCTACAATGCTACCTCAGAAATTGATCAAAGCATCCGTTTAGACAGCCATCCCTCACTGGTTAAGACTCCAGAAACAAATGCAGGCATAGGTGCAGGCAGTCTTATTCACATGCCTGAGAATTTAGATCCAGGATTAAAGCCTTACTTGTTAGAGTTTAGTGGTGCCAGTGTTGATGCAATCTATACTGCCATTAACAACACCATTGCCAGCATTGACAAGATGGCCAACACTGGTGCAGTTCGTGCCACAGAGTCACGCACACTAAGCGGTGTGGCTATGGAAACTGAGTTTCAGTTACTAAATGCACGTCTCAGTGAGAAAGCAGACAACCTAGAACTAGCAGAAGAACAGATGTGGGACTTATGGTTTGCCTATCAAGGTGAACAGTGGATGGGATCAGTTGATTACCCTGGATCATTTAACATACGTGACACCAGCAAAGAGATTGAACAACTCAAGATCGCCAAAGACACTGCCACTGATCCAGTTGTGCTACGCAAGATTGATGAACATATCCTAGAGTGGATGGGCGAAGAGTCTGAATATTTGCCATTCATTGATCCCAACCCACAGACTGGTAGAACATATGCGGACGGCGAACCTATTCCAGATAGTTTGCCTAATGCTTATCAACCAGCCAGCAACCCAGAAGTTCCTCAAGGACAAAACTGTGGCAACTGTGAATACTACAAGCCAGGTGAACTGTATTGCACCAAGTTTGATGCACCAGTTCGTGCAGTATATTGGTGTGCCAAGTGGGAACCCTACGAAGAAGAATAACTCAAGGAGACTGTTATGAAAAAGAAAACTAATATGCCTGGTCGTGGTCGTGGTCGTGGTAAGAAACCACCAAAGCGTTAATTGGAGTGAATACTTTGAGGGCATCAAAACACAATGTCCTTGGAGTTTAGTTGCATGGCTTAAAGGCAAGATAGATATTGTCAGTTGGCAGGGCTGTGACACTGTTACAAGTCTTGGAGATTACAGGGCTAGAATGTACACAGTTAAGAATGTCAACAAACGGCGCCTTAAAAAGTTATGCAAGAAGTTGGATCATGGAGAGTGTGAATGGTTATGGAGTTATCCTGGTTATGGACCATACGCTACTCCATGTGCAGTATTGATACAACAATCAAGACAGGAACTAAATGATATTAGAAAACATCTTTGATTTTTGGATCATGTTAGTCTTGTTTGCTTACTTTGCGCCCTATGGGCTGTTAAGTAAATGATGAGACTGAAAACCACTGAAGTAAAACCATACAGAGAAGAGCAGTTAAGAGATCAAGATTATTGTTGTGCTCTGTGTGGAGAATTAATATTTGATGATGCTGTATTGGACCATGATCATAGATCTGGTTACATCAGAGGTGTACTACATAGAGGATGCAATGCCTTATTAGGCAAAATAGAAAACAGTCTTGCTATGAATAAAATTACACCAGATAGACTCAACTCAATACTGACCAACTATATGTTCTATGTCAGTCAGCATCATGCAGTATTACATCCCACATATAAGACTGTGGAGGAAAAGAAGTTAAGGGCTAAGAAATTGGCTCGTAAAAGGAAACTTAAACAATGACGGACATTATAACAGTAGAAGCAGAACGCACTAACTTGGATCTCCATGTGGATCTCTGTGCTCAACGCTATGCTTTTTTAGAAAACCGCCTTAATGTTGTTGAAGGTAAAGTAGACAAATTAAGTCAACAGATTCAAAAGTCAAGCCAAACTATCAGCACTGTGATCATAACCAGTAGCGGAACTGTGATAGCCAGCGTAATAGGCTTGATAGCAACCATTTTATTGAAGTTTTAAAACATATAGTATAAATATTGTTTATAACAAATTACTCTAAGGGAGGCGATGCACAATGTCAGACAATACATTGGTACAGGAAACAGCAACTGATGCTACAGACCTTAATACTGGAAATCAGGCACCAGCAACTAAGACTTATAGTCAAGAAGAAGTAGACAACATGATGGCCCGTATGAAAGGCTCATTGGAAAAGAAACTTCTAAAACCCTATCAAGATCTAGGTGATCCAGACGAATTACGCAACCTTAAAACGGAAGCAGAAAAGCGTCAACAGGAACAACAGATCAAGCGTGGCGAGTTTGAACGAACACTACAAGAATTGGCTGCTAAGAAGGATCAAGAAATCCAAAAGAGAGATAGCGTCATTAAGGAATATAAAGTTAATACGCCATTGATCAGTGCCGCAGCCAAATATGGTGCTGTAAATGCAGAACAGGTCAAGTCACTATTATCAACACAGTTACGCCTTAATGAAGACGGTGAAGTAGAAGTTTTAGATGCAAAAGGTTCAGTCAGATACACAGATGCTGGTGAAGCGTTGGGTGTAGATGATTTAGTGCGCGAATTCATAGATTTAAATCCGCATTTCAGAGCCGCAACTGCCTCTACTACCAACACTAAGAGTAGCATTACTCCAGGTGCTGGCACCAAGGTAGACATCTCAAAATTGGATATGCGTAATCCTGAACACAGGAAAATATATGCTGAGGCCAAGCGCCAAGGCAAAGTTTAACAAAGACTATATCTAAGGAGATTTTAAATGTCTAATACAAGTTCAATCAACAGCGAATTATTCGCTAACCTGGTAGGCGCGGCACAATTCGCAGCCTACGAAAACTCTGTGGCTCGTCAGATCACCACAGTATTTGATTTACCAGCAAACAGTGGTAAAACAGTTCAAGTTCCAGTATGGAGTTCAATCGCCGCTGAAACTATTGCTGATGAATCTGCGGCAACTGCCAAAGGTACAAACACAACTAGTGCTAACATCACTATGAGTGAGCATGTTGTTTACCACAGAATTACTGACATGTTACGTGACAGTTCTTACAGCGATGTTGTAAGTCAAGTTGGTGACCAGTCTGGTCGTGCTATTGCTGAAGCAATGGACACACAGGCTTTTGCACAATTTGCAAACCTAACAGGCGGTGGCGATACTGCTATTGCCGTAGCAAGTTTCACAGTAAACAACATCATGGATCGCGTTGCTGCCATCCGTGCTAACAAAGTTACTGGTCCTTTCTATTGTGTTATCCACCCATTGGCTGCTAACGCATTGAAGAAAGCATTGGTAAGTTCAAGTTCTTATACTGCTAGTGGTCAATTTGCTGACAGCATTTTAAGTCAGTATTTCGTTGGTCAAGTTGCAGGTTGCACAATCATTGAAAGTGCATTGGTTCCTTATGCAAGTGCTACAGGTATTGCTACTTGTGCTGTGTTTGCTCCAAGTGCTCTAGGTCACGCAATGCGCGGCTCTATCAGCATGGAAGAACAACGCCAAGCGGCTGCTCGTGCAACTGATGTTGTGTTGACAGGTGTTTCTGGTGCTGCCGTTCTACAAGCAGGACACGGTTACGCTTTACCAATTGACTTGGTTGCTTAATTAGGAGACTAGGATGCCCTTCATCATAGAAAACAACATAGTAATAAGTTTTGCAGAATTTCAAGATGTGGTCCAAAAAGACCAACGCTTGTTTGACGGCAATGAAGGGCTTTCTGATGAGACTATTGAGAATGCACTTATAAGAGCCACTGAACGCATCTTAACAAAGTTGCGTGGCAGTGACTGGTGGAGGAGTTACTATATCAATCGTAGCACTGGCACCACTTATAAGACAGTTGCAGATATTCCAGCACTAGATCCTAACAGAATCAAAGCACGGGCTAATGACTTTACAGACTTGTGTGTTTACACCGCTATGTCAGAATTCATTCTTCCTATCATTGCAGACTTTGGCAACGAAGATTCAGCAGAGAGACAGAAGATGGGTTACTACGCACAGCGAGGTGACGCACTGTATGCAGAGTTGATCAATGCAGGTGATTGGTATGATTTTGATAACGATAATACCATTACTTCCACTGAGAAAGAGCCAGGCAATTATAATCTTAAGAGAATAAGATGAGAACAGAAATATTAGATTACCTACAGAGCCAAAACCTAGGACTGTTCACAGTCACTAGAGAACAGCCTTGGAGTGAAAATGATGTTCCTCTTTATCTGAAAAATCTTAAAAAGGTTTATGTCAGCCAAGATTCAGTTGAGATCGTGCCGTTATTTGCAACACTTGATGGATTAGATATCCCATCAGAAGTGACCACCGTCACAGTTTACCTAGCATGTGATGCAAAACAAACACCTCCAAATCTAGATCAAGTGATCGCTGCCGTTAAGACTGCCAAAAACATTACCACTATCACAGGTGTAAACCGCAGAGAATGTAGTGTGGTCAGCAGTTACAACAACGATTTATTGGTCACAGAATTGGAATTCAAATTTACCAAACTAACATAAGGAGCCAATTATGGCAT